CACCACGGTCTCCTCGACGCCGAGCATCGAGACCTGGGGCTCCTCGACGCCGCGCATCGTGACCAGGGGCTCCTCGACGCCGCGCATCGTGACCTGGGACTCCTCGACGCCGCGCATCGAGACCAGGGACTCCTCGACGCCGCGCATCGTGACCAGGGGCTCCTCGACGCCGAGCATCGTGACCTGGGACTCCTCGACGCCGCGCATCGTGACCTGGGACTCCTCGACGCCGAGCATCGTGACCAGGGGCTCCTCGACGCCGAGCATCGTGACCTGGGACTCCTCGACGCCGCGCATCGTGACCTGGGGCTCCTCGACGCCGCGCATCGTGACCTGGGACTCCTCGACGCCGCGCATCGTGACCTGGGGCTCCTCGACGCCGCGCATCGAGACCAGGGGCTCCTCGGACATCGTCGTCACAGCCCACGACTACGTCAACGTCCTGGCCGCCGGATCTATGACCATCAACGCCGGCCCGAACGTCACCGTCCGCGCCCTCGGCTCCGGACCGACGGTCCACGGAGGCGCCCTGACACAGCGCGTGCCACTGACCACCGAGCCCGCAGCCGTCCGCAGCACCCTCGCGCACATCGAGGCCAACCCGCAGGAATGGAACCAGGGCACCTGGGCGATGGAGACCGAGTGCGGCACGCGGTACTGCGCCGCCGGGCACGCGCTGCTCACCGTCGGCGCGCGGATGGACGTCGGCGCAGCCACGGTCGAGGTCGCCTCGCTGCCCGAGCGTCTCCGGTCGCGGTTCGTGCACGAGCACGTCGCCATCTCGGCGGGAGCCCGCGCGGTCCTGGGGCTCGACGAGACGACCGCGGACCGGCTGTTCCACGGCGACAACTCGATCGAGGACCTGCGGGGGCTGGTCGAGGAGATCTGCGCGGGTGCCGAGCCACAGCCGATGGCCGTTCCAGCCGCCAAGCCGGACGCGGACGCCACCCAGACGAGCAGCAAATGAGCGCCAACCCGCTGACCGACCAGATCCTCGCCGCCGTCGCCGAGACACACCAGAAAGACTCGCCACCGCCCTGGGTCCTGGAACTCTTCGCAGACCTGGCCGAGGCAGTCGCCAGCAGCCTGCCCGAACTCGACCCCGTCGATATCGGCAAAGTCCTCATGCACGCCGGCTCCGGCTTCGCCAGCCTCTGCGAACAGATGGACCCCCACTACGGCCCGAGCACCAACTTCGGCGCCAACGTCCTCATCGGCACCGGAGAACGCCTCTACCGCGCCGGCCGCACCGAGACGAGCGGCACATGAGCGACGACGAGTTCACCATCGACCAGGCGGCGCGCGCCCTCGCCGAAGGCAACATCATCCACGTCTGCGGATCCCGCCTATCCGCCGGCCCGCCCGCCCACGCCACCGTCTACCGCTGGATCTGCCCCTGGTGCCAGAACCCCGACGCCCCCTTCGGCGACGGAGAACGCTGCCTGCACTGCCACGGCCACAAAGTCACCAACGACGTCGACGGCTGGGACGAGGACGAACTCACCCCCGCCCCGCGGCCGCCCGCCGTCATGCGCAACCCCTGCGTCGACTGCGCCTACCGCCCCGGATCCCCCGAACAGGACTCCGGCATCGCCCCCGGCCCCGAAACCCCGTTCTACTGCCACCACGGACTCATCCGCGACGGCGACGGCTACATCACCACCGCCACCGTCGGAACACTCCCCCTCGGCGCCATGGTCTGCGCCGGCTGGTGGGCCCTCGCCAACGGCAAACCACTCCCCGCCAAAGACTTCCACGACCCCGGCGGCGCCGACCGCCACCAGGACGCACCCAACCCCGAAAGGCCCGAACAGTGACCGACGACAACACCCGCCGCTACACCAACGCCCTCCACGCGATGCAGTCCGGTGTCGCCATGGAGATGAACTACGACCAGGGCCCGACCGAGCCCAAGCACCTGCGCGTCGGCGTCAACGCCGCCATGGTCGACCACTCCGCCCTCTGCTCGCTCCTCATCGACAAGGGCCTCATCACCCTCGACGAGATCCTGGCCGCCAACGCCAAGGGCATGGAAGCCGAGGTCAAACGCTACGAAGCACACCTGACCGAACGCCTCGGCACCAACATCACCCTCGGCTGAAAGGACAGAACACGTGACCGCCGACCTCCGCACCAAACTCGGACGCGCCATCACCGCCATCGCCCACGACCTCAAAACCGACCCCGACGACGGCCACCTACTCCTCCTCGACACCGAGCAGCTCCTCGACACCGTCATCCGCATCACAGACGAACACCACAGCGGAACACCCCTCGACCAACTCGGCCTCACCCGCCGAACCGAGAACGCCATCGCAGCCCTCGGCATCCGCAGCATCGAACAACTCACCGCCCGCACCCGCGACGAGATCCTCAACACCCGCAACATGGGCCAACACGGCATCCGCGCCATCGAGGAGGCGCTCGCCCACCGAGGCCTCACCCTCGCCGAGGCCGACCCCCGCCAGGACCACAAGACCAACAGCGCAGCAGCAGGTGAAAGCGGCGATCCCGACCCGACGGCACCCGCGGACTTCTTCCAGGCCGGCCGAACCTACATCCAGGCCAAGCCCTACACCCCACCGGAGAACCTCACCGTCTTCCAGTGCTGGTCCATCGCCACCTTCCCCGGCACCGGCGAGATCGCCGGCGAACAGCTCGCCTTCGGCTTCGCCACCGCCGCACACCCCGGCAACCACTGGAGCGTCTACCTCTGCCGCCGCGAAACCTGGACCGAAGGCTGGACCGAATACGACCAGACCACCGCGGCCGACACCCCGAAAGAGGCCTGACATGCGCATCCGACTCCGCGACACCCCCGACAAGATCCAGGCCTTCGCCGAAGTCTTCCGCAAGACCTTCGTGATCCTGGACGAGTCCACCGACTACCTCGACCGGGCGCCGTCCAACCTCGTCCACCGCTATCTCGAGATCGAACTGACCCCCGAAATCGCCGCAACCCCCTCGCCGCTGGCGCTCGCCACCGACGCAAAGCACTCCCGCGACCTCCTCGGCGAGATCAGCATCCTCACCGACGCCGACAAGCTCCTCAACAGCCAGTGGTGGTACCCGCTGCAGAACGGCGACGTCGTCCTCATGGCCGCCTACGACGACCTCGCCACCACCTACCTCGCCGAACCCGACGAATACGGCGACCACGTGCTGCGCTGCGTTTCCGCCGTCTACGAGAGCTCCTTCCACGAGCCCATCCCGTTCTACGACCTGTGGTTCGAGGCCGGCCCCGCCACCCTCACCGTCATCCGCGCCGGCGCCACCGTCTTCGGCAGGCCCACCACAAGGCAGGCCCCGGCGACCGGAAGCGAGGCAGCGAAGGCATGACCCGGATCTTCTACGACACCGAGTTCCTCGAAGACGGCCACACCATCGGCCTCATCTCCATCGGCATGATCGCCGAGGACGGCCGCGAGCTCTACCTGGTCAATGAGGCAATCGACGACGACGAGAAGCTTAACGACCGGATCCGACGGCACCCGTGGCTCATGGCGAACGTCATCCCGCACCTGCCGCTGCGTGAGAACCACGGCCGCCCGAGTCACGGAGCCCCCGCCGGCGGCCGCGGCTTCTTCCTACTCGACCGCGATGACCGCCGCGTCGTCTCCCGCCGGTACATCCGCAACGCCGTGCGCGACTTCATCCTCGCCACCCCAGACCCCCAGCTATGGGCCTGGTACGCCGCCTATGACCACGTCGTTCTGGCCCAGCTGTTCGGCGCCATGATCAACCTGCCCGCCGGCATCCCCATGTTCACCAACGACCTCAAGCAGGAATGCGTCCGCCTCGGCAACCCCCGCCTGCGCGAACAGGAGAGCGGCCAGCACAACGCCCTGGCCGACGCCCGCCACAACCTGACCATCGCCCATGCTCTCGACGCCCTGGCACGGGCCGACGTCCAGATCACGGGCAGGCCAGTCCGGCCGACCTGCCGGCGCTGCGGCGTGCTGTTCGACCTCGAGGACAAGCGATTCGACGGCCACGCCGAGGACGACATCCTCGGCTACTGCTGCGGCTGCGTCGACAACTGCCACGAAGGCGGCGCCGACCACCGCTGCGTCATCTGCGAGCCGAAGCCCGCGCCGGCCCCGACAGGATGCCCCCGGTGCGGATCGCCGGACCACCGCCTGGACGACTGCCCCGACTACGACCCGGACGACGACTACCACGGGAGCTACGAATGACCGACACCCCTGCCTTCCAGACCTGGGCCATCGTCGAGATCATGGGCCACCGGCGCCTCGCCGGATGGCTCACCGAACAACAGATCGCCGGCGTTGGGTTCCTCCGCCTCGACGTCCCCGCCCTCGACCCCGAAGCCGGCTTCGAAGCCACACAGCTCTACAACCCGTCCTCGATCTACGCCATCACCCCCTGCACCGAGGACACCGCCCGACGGGCCGCCACCATCGGCCGCGTAGCACCCGTCCAGCAATGGGAACTCCCCGCACCCAAGCCGCGCGACCACGCCGACGCCGTCGACGACGGACCCTACGACCACGGCGACGACGACCAGGACGGAGACCCGTTCTGATGACCGACACCGCGGCGGCGCTCGCCGCCATCATCCGCAACGGCACCGAGACCGACGTCGACATAGCTTTCCGCGTCCTCATCCGCGAACACGGCCACGACGCCGCCGACCAGATCTGGGACGACGCCCACCGCCAGGTCGACACCGAGACCGGATGGCCCCCGCCCGACACCGACGGCCCCCGCGGCTACTGCACCGAATGCGAACGCGACTACGCCCTGCGCGCAGACGGCCACATCCGCCACCACGAAACCGCCGGCTGGGACAGCCCGCCCTGCCCCGGCGGCGGCGAACCCCCCGCCACACACGGCCCCCAGTGAAGACCGCCGACGTCGAGAAGCGGCGCGCCGAGGACGACGTCCGCTACGCCGTCGTCGGCATCCTCACCCGCGAACGCTGCCGCATCGCCGACGCCCTGGCCCTGGAGATCCACCAGGCCTACACCGGCCGCGGATGGCACCACCCCGTCAACGCCTACTGCCCCACACACCCATCGATCATGAAGCCTTGCCCGCTGTGCCCACGCACCCCCGAGGAGTCCGACGATGCCTGACCAGCCCGACGATTGGGGGATCTTAGTCAATGAGTGCGGGATCTTCGCATGCCGCCAAGGCGTCGACGTCTGGCTGGACCTATGGCTGCGTGTCGCGCCGGCGCGACTGACGACGTTCGCCCTGACGCCCGGCGGAGGCGAGCACCACGTCCTCGCGCCGACGAAAGACGATGCCGAGTTCATGCGCGACTTCATGATCTCCAAGGGCGTCCCGAAGACGTTCGTGAAGGTCCAGCGGCTATCCGCAGCCAGGGTCAGCGCCAAGAAGCGTGACGCGAGGGTCGCCGCGTTTTCGGAGCAGGTGCGCGCCGCACTGGCCGACAAGATCGCGGAGTCGCAGGCATGAGCGCCGCCGCACAAGCCGAGGTCCGCCACGGCTACTCCCTGGCAGACCTCGACGACCTCGCCCGCCGCGTCGTGAGAAACGGCATGAACTGGTGGCCCGCCGGCGACCGCGCCGACCAACACGACACAGCCTGGCACGGCATCGTCGAACACCTCTACAGCGCTGACGACGCGCCCACCACGAAGGAACTGCTCGAAGCCGGCCGCAGGACACTCACCGACGAGGTGAAGGCCCAGATGCAAATGCACGGCGCACGCAGAGACGGCACCAACACCGGCGCCAAGCTCGCGACCTACTGGAGAGCATTCGCAGCCACCACCCCATCCCACGAGCCGGCCATCATCGAACGCTTCGCACTCAGCCAGATCATGGCCGCGCTCACCCCGCGCCAACGAGAGGCCTTCACGGCACTCGCAGCCTGCGACGACTACGTGGGAGCAGCCCAGCTGCTCGGCATCGAGCCGCAGACCTACCGCGGGCTCATCGGCAGGGCCCGCCAGTCCTTCGACGATCTCTGGCACGAAGGCGAAACCGCCTGCAAGCGCAGACCAGACCGCCGTGTCACTCGTCGCGACCCGACCGACGAGGACGACCTCGCCAAGCGCGCCATCTACGCCGCACAGAAGCGTGCCGAGCGCGCGGCCAAGTCGAAGGCGTTCATCCAGGAAGCGATGGGATGCACAGCATGATCGATTACTTCTACATCATCACGATCACGTGGACGACCCCCGGCAACGTCTTCACGCAGACCCGAACGGGCATCGCCGAAGTCGTCGACGGCGAAAGCCAGAAATCGATCTGCGACACCCTCTTCACTCAGGCATGCGCCCACTTCGGCGCCTCGGTGAGTTCGTGCGGCATCAGCTACTACTACCTGGTCAGGAACGAGCTGTGACGACGTCCGCCTGCCCACTGTGCAGGCGCACCGCTGACGGCGTCCACGACACCTGCCGCGAAGACCTCGACGAGAAGATCGCCGACATGCCCCGCCTCTACGACCTCTTGGAGACCGTCCTCGAACCCGGCATCGCCCTCGGCGCGCGCGTCAGCGGCACACGCACCCCACCCCTCCCGGCCCGCCTCGAGCCACTCAGCCTCCGCGCACCCGGCGGCATGATCACCATCCTCGCCGCCTGGGAAAACGACTGGCGCCGAGAACGCGCCCTCACCGAGGTGGCGCGCGTCGTCAACACCACCAACCTGAAGAAGATCACGAAGTTCCTGCGCGCCCACCTCGACTGGGCCATCACCAGCTACAGCCAGATCGCCACCTTCACCGACGCCATCTACGCCATCACCGGCAACTGCAACGCCGCCGCCGGCCTCCACAGCGACCTCATACACATCGGCGACTGCCCCAACACCGGCGAAGACGGCCAGACCTGCGGACAGGCCCTCTACGCCGACCCCCACGCCACCCCGCCCATCACCCTCATCCGCTGCCCCGCCTGCCACGCCGAATGGCTTCGCGACCAGTGGGGCATCCTCGGCCAGATCCTCGACGACAACCGGAAGGACCACGCCGCATGAAGAAGACCATCGTCACGTCCACGGCCGACGATCCGCGCGAACCCATGACGCTCGCCGAGCTTGAAGCCTTTACGAACCTCGCCCTCGAAAAGGCCGGATCGGACGACCTGGCGAACTACTACGTCGAAGTTCGAACCACATGGCGAGGACACATGCGACATATAAAGATCATGACCACGCTTGACGAGAACTGACCCCCGACATGAAGCAGGCCCGGCGGACGCGCAAATCCACCGGGCCCAGACACCAGGACGTGACCCTGATGAGCACCACCAACGATAGCCCTCCCACCAGCGAGAACGCTACTCCCGGCCCGACCGCCGACGAGATCCGCCGACTCGGCGCGATCATCAGCGGCGCCACATGGATGATCGCCGCCATCGTCGTCGTCTTCTCCGTGATCACCGCCACCAACTTCGTCGCCGACCACAAGACGCCCCTGTGGGCCGCACCGCTCATCGGCCTCGCCGTCGACGCCGCGTTCGTCATGTCGCTGTCCGCCGACAGCTTCCTGTCCCGGCACGCGCGCCCCGACGCCGGCCCCTGGCCCCGGACCCTGCGATGGTTCACCGGAGCCTGCTCCATCGGCCTCAACGACGGCCTGGCCATCGCCGACCGCGACTACGTCGGAGTCGCCATCCACACCATCGCCCCCGCCCTGCTGCTCCTGCTCGCCGAAGCCGCCCCCGCCTACCGCCGAGCCTTCGCCATGTCACTGATGACCAATGACCAGTCAACTCCGGTCAACGAACCGGTCACCGCCGAACGCCCCGACACCGCCGAAGCAGCCAAGATCATCGAAGAAGGCTGGAGGCAGGGACTGTCAGTGACCGAAGTCGCCGAGCAAGCCGTCCGCGACAAATCGATGGTGTCCCGCCGCTTCGCCAAGTTGACCGCACAACACGAGTCACCGGTGAGCGCTCAGTGACACACTCGGAGAGTGATCGTGCGCCGCCTCCCGGACGTGACGCTGATGGACCGCGAAGCCCTATCCCAGTGGCTCCAGCGCCCCGCCACGACCATCAGAGCCCGCTGCAAACCGATCGCCCACGACACCGAAACCCGGCGCGCGCTGTACGACGCCGAACAGGTCGCCGAGACCATGGCCGGCCGACAGCGCCGCCGAGTCCATCCCCAAACAAGAACGGCATGATCATGGCCACTTACATCAATGTTCCACCGCCGATCGCCTTCGATCTGGCGCTGACTGTCGAATGTCCATGGTGCAAGGCTGAGCCTGAGACGCCATGCCACTACTTCGGCCACGACGGCGAGGATCGCGAGTTGCTCGTGCCGATTCACCAGTTTCGAACAGATCGCGCGCATGGATTCGGCATCTTCAATCCGAAGCCGACCGGCATCCTTGCGTTCGTCGAGAGTGCCGAATCATGAGCGATCAGCCAGAGATCCACACCATCAATCTCGCCAGGCTGGTCAGCGTCGAAGCCGTCCGGGATTCGGCAAACGGCGTCCTGGAAGAACTTGCGGCGGACCTGGTGAACATGGCGCTCACCAAATGCCGCATCGACGGCCTGAGACTCACGGACTTCAAGATCAGCTATCGGCCGCACTCGACCACGCTGGAAGACGCGATGTACCGCAGTCCGGCCGCCTTAGTCGATCAGTACGACCTGGCCATAACGGTCCATGCCGTCGCGCTTGCATCGGAGCGATCTTTGTAGCACCCTGTTTCCAGGTAGTACAGCTGTGCCCCGATCCGAAAGGACGGGGCATTTTGCGTTCCCGGACGACGGCGCGCGGCACTCGAAGAGGAGGCAGCGTGTCCCTGCAAGACCGATTCACAGCCATCGAGGTCGAGATCCGCCGGCACCGCTACAAGTGCTGGTCCCACATGGGAGAGCTCGAACACGAGATCCGCCGCCTCAAGGCCGAGCTCGCCGAGTGCGAAGAAGACCGGCCGCACCTCATCCCCGCATCAGCGAAGATCACCGCATACCTGAAGGGCAGCACAGTGGCTGACACGACTTTCCCGAGCGGCTCGACGATCAACCTCGTCGGCACCGTCGACAACGGCGCCGGCGCCGCGATCCCCAACGCGGTCACCTGGACCGCGGATCAGGGCACGATCACGCAGGACCCGGCCAACGCCGAGCTCGCCACGCTCGTCAACGTGCCGGATGGCGACGTCACCGTCGCGATGACGACGACCAACGGCATCGTGGCCCAGCACACCTACACCCTGGCCGACCTCACGCCGGCCTCGGCAGACTTCACCGCATCGGCGGCCTGATCATGGCCGCAGTGACAGCCAAGGTGAAGTGCAGCGCGAAGGGTGCCGGCTACAGCGATACCGTGGGAGTGGAGTTCCTTCCCGACTATCAAGACGGTCGCAACGCCGAATGGGCCGAGGCCACGCCGAGTCTGTCGTTCAAGATGAACGTCAAGAGCGCAGTCGCTGAGCACTTCGAAGTCGGCGGCAAGTACACCGTGACATTCGAACCCACCACGGACTGACCATGCAGACGCCGAGCATCGGACGCGATGTCCACTACACCAGCTACGGCACACCGGGCGGCGAGTACCCCAGCGTGTGCCGGGCAGCGAAGATCACCGAGGTCGGCGAATACCCCGACGCCGTCGACTCGGTGGCGCTGTGCGTCATCAACCCGACCGGCCTGTTCTTCAACACCGACGTCCGGCACGACGAGGACAAGGCGCCCGGCACCTGGCACTGGCCCGAACGCGTCGGACCCTGAACACGACAGGGGGGTGGCATCGCCTGGGGTTGCATGACTCCAGGCCGAACTATCCGGGGTAGGTGATGGGGGTGCCTCGTTCACCGGCCGCATTCTGCTCGGGAAAGAATCGCCGATGCACTGCCCGCGCGACGCACCGCGGCCTGTGCGACGCCTGCTACCTGGAGCGGCAGAGGGAGTACGACGAGGGCAGGCCGAGCGCAGCGGCCAGGGGATACGACCGGGAATGGCACGCCACCCGCGCTGCCTACCTGGAAGATCACCCCACCTGCGAGTGCGACGACTGCCTGAAGCTGCCGTTGTGGCAGCGCCCCGAGGCCACCGTGGTCGACCACATCGACGAGCTCGGTCCGCTCGGTCCGCGCGGTCACGATCCGACCAACCTCAGGTCGATGACCAAGCCGTGTCACGACAAGCGGACCGCTCGCGATCAGCCCGGAGGCTGGAACCGCCGCCGGGGGCCGGCCGCCTGAGGGCGGGGGTGTCTGGAAATCTCTAGATCTTCACGTCGAAGACCGGCACGCGCAGTGACGCGCACATCGTCTCAAGCTGAAAAATCCCGACTCCCGAGGCGGTACAAGATCATGCCGTCCCCGAAACCGCTCCCATCCCACCTGAAGCTGATCAACGGACGGGGCAACGGCAAGGACTCCGGAGGACGGGAGGTCAAGCCGACACCGGGCTTCATCCGGCTGCCGCCGATCGCGCCGGCCTGGCTGGACGGCGAGGCCCGCGCCATGTGGGACCAGGTCGTCGGCGAGCTGTCCCGGCTGGAACTGCTCAAGCCCATCGACGGCCCGGCGCTGGCCACCTACTGCCTGACCTGGGCCCGGCTCGTAGAGGCCCAAGACCTCATCAGCCGCAACGGGATCCTGCTGGAGACCGAGCGCGGGCCGATCAAGCACCCCGCCGTCCTGATCCTGGAGTCCGCCTCCAAGGAGTTGCGCGCCTGGGCTTCCGAGTTCGGGCTGACGCCGTCCGCCGAGGGCCGGCTCGGCGCGACGAAGAGCCCTGATGGCGAAGACGACAACCCCTTCGCCTGACCACTACGACCCGGCCGTCCTCCGCAGACTCAAGATCTCCCCCGAGGTCGGCTGGTACCTGTTCAGCCGCGGGATCCCGCTGCCGACCTGCGCGCCGAAGTTCAAGACCCCCGAGCCCCGCAAGCTGGCCGGCGCCCGCTTCGACCCCGACCGCGTCGACAAGGTCCTGAAGTCGTTCAAGCACCTGCGCCACACGCAGGGCCAGTGGGCGGGCCGGCCGCTGACGCCGGACCCGTGGCAGATCGCGTACATCATCGCCCCGGTCTACGGCTGGGTCCGCAAGAACGAGTACGGCCACTGGGCCCGCATCGCCCGCACCGAGTACGTCGAGCTCCCGCGGAAGAACGGCAAGACCACTTTGGCCGGCGGCCAGGCCTGCTACCTGACCTGCGCCGACGGCGAGAACGGCGCGCAGGTCATCGCCGCGGCCGCCGGCAAGGACCAGGCCCGGTTCTGCTTCGACCCGATCAAGACGATCGCGGAGAAGTCGCCGGCGCTGTCCCCGCACGTGAAGGTGATGCGCGACCGCATCACCCACCCGAAGTCCGGCTCCTACTTCACGGTCGTGTCGTCGCTGGCCGACCTGATCCACGGCGCGAACCTCCACGCCGGCGTGATCGACGAGCTCCACGTCCACAAGACCAAGGACCTCGTCGAAGCCATCGTCACCGGCACCGGCGCCCGCGAGCAGCCGCTGATCGTCATCATCACCACGGCGGATGACGGCAAGCCGCACACCGTCTACGCCACCTGGCGCCTGCTCATCGAGCAGCTGGCCCGCGGCGCACTGAAGGACCCCTCGGTGTACGGCGTGATCTTCGCCGCCGACGAGAAGGATGATCCGCACGTCGAGTCGACGTGGATGAAGGCGAATCCCGGCTACGGCATCAGCCCGACCCGGGAGTTCATCGCCTCGGCCTCGAAGAAGGCGCAGAACTCCCCGGCGGACCTCGCGTCGTTCCTGCGCCTGCACCTGGGCATCAGGACGAAGCAGGTCACGCGCTTCATCACCCTGGCCGCCTGGGACCGCAACGCCGGCCCCGGCCGCATCGACGAGGCTGCGCTCGCCGGCCGTGAGGCTTTCGGCGGATTGGACCTCGCCTCGACGTCCGACGTCAACGCGCTCTCGTGGCTGTTCCCCGCCGGGGATGGCACGTTCGACGTGATCTGGCGTCTGTGGATCCCCGAGGACACACTGCCGGACCTGGACCGTCGGACGGCCGGCTCGGCGACGGTGTGGGTTCGCGACGGCTGGCTGACCCTGACCCCGGGCAACGTCACCGACTACGACTGGATCGAGGCCCAGATCCACAAGGACCTCGAGGCCTTCGACGTCCAGGACATCGCCTACGACCGCTGGAACTCATCCCAGATGGTCAACAACCTGGTCGCCGAGGACGCGCCGATGAGCCCCATCGGCCAGGGCTACGCCTCCTTGTCCGCCCCGACCAAGGAACTGCAGCGGCTCCTGCTGCAGGGCAAGGCCACTGCGCCGGTCCTGCGTCACGGAGGCAATCCGGTTCTGCGCTGGATGATCGACAACCTCGCCGTCCAGACCGACGCCGCCGGCAACGTCAAGCCGGACAAGGCCAAGGGCGCCGACAAGATCGACGGCGTCGCATCCCTGGTCAACTCCCTGGAGCGCACCATGCGCACCGAGCAGCCCGGAGACAGCATCTACGACGAACGGGAGGTACTGGTCCTGTGAGAAGCCTGATCCGCAGGGCCCTGCGAGACCGGTTCGTCGTGACCCTGATCACCGGCGAGGCCTGGGACGGCGTGCTCCTGGAGGCCGACGGCAGGCACTACGTCCTCGTCGACGCCGCACAGATCACCGCCGGCGGCGACCGCGTCAAGGCCGACGGCAAGATCTGGCTGCAGGCCGGCGACGTCGCCTACATGCAGCAGCCGGGGGCCTGATGTTCCTGTCCAACGGCGCCGCCGTCACCATCCCCGTCGGCACCCTGTCCGACACCACCCCGCTGTTCGCCGACGCCAACTACTACTCCCGCTCGACGATCGAGCTCACCGGCCAGTACGCCGCCTACGGCGCGATCTACCGCAAACAGGTGTGGGTCCACACCCTGGTCCGCAAGCTCGCCCGGGCCACCGCACGGCTGTCCCTGGACCTGCGCGAATCCGCCGACCCGCAGGCGGGCCTGGACACCAGCTCCGACCTGTACCAGCTGCTGCAGAAGCCCAACGACCGGATGGACCCGTTCAAGCTGAAGCAGTGGACGTCCTCCACCTGGGACATCTACGGCGAGGCGTTCTGGCTCAAGCTGCGCGACCGAGACGGCCAGGTCCGCGAGCTACACCCGATGCACCCCACGAACGTCATCGTGCACCGTGACTACGCCGGCGAACTCGGGGAACCCGGCGGCACCTGGTACATCTACACCTCCGGCGTCCGCACCGTCTCGATGCTGCCGCCGATCCCGGCCGCCGACGTCGTGCCGTTCCTGTACTACAACCCGGACAACACCGAACGCGGAATGTCGGTCCTGGAACCGCTGCGCGAGACGCTCCTGAACGAGGACGCCATCCGCCGCGCGAACGCATCGTTCTGGCGCAACGGCGCACGTCCCGCGATGGTCCTGAAAACCGCGAAGGTCCTCAAGCCCATCGCGGCCGAGCGGCTCAAGGCAGCCGTCGCCGCCGCGCACGGCGGGGCCGACCGGACCGGCGGCACGCTGGTCCTGGAGGACGGCGTCGACGCCGACCAGATGCAGCTCAACAGCGAGGAGATGCAGTACATCGAGTCCCGGAAGCTGAACCGGGAAGAGGTCTGCGCAGCCCTGGACGTCCCGCCGCCGGTCGTTCACCTCCTCGACAAAGCGACTTTCTCCAACATCACCGAGCAGATGCGCTCGATGTACCGGGACACGATGGCCCCGCGCCTGACCGACTACGAGTCCGTCATCGCCCACCACCTGGTCCCGGACTTCGGCGGCCGCCAGGTCCCGCGCTACAACCTCGACGACGTCCTCAGGGGCGACTTCGAGGCCCGCGCCGAGGCCGCGGTGAAGCTCGTCACCGGCGCCGTCATGAAGCCCGCCGAGGCCCGCCCCATGTTCAACCTCCCCCCGGCCGGACCGGACGCCGACAAGCTCTACGCCAACCAGGCCACCCAGCCGCTCGGCACCCCCGTGGCCGGATCCCTGCCGCCCGGCGGCGCCCCTGCCGCACTGCCGGCGGCAAGGCAGCCCCTGGCGATCGAGGGCCCGCGGCCGGACGCCGTCCGCGCCGAGCGGTCCATGATGGGTCGCCTCGGCGGCACCAAGGTCGCCTCGGCCGACCGGGCGCCGCTCATCGATGAGCACGCCCGCCAGCTGAAGAAGCTGTTCACCGCACAGCGCGACGACGTCCTGGCCCGCCACGCCCGCAAGGACGCAGCCCCGTTCAACGCCCAGACCTGGGACCAGGCCCTCGCCGACCTCCTGGCCGGCCTGGCCACCGCCACCGCGAAGGTCCTGGGCACCCAGACCGCGTCCGCCCTCGGCGGCGCCTTCGACATCGCATCGATGGCGGAGTGGATCCACGACAACGCCATGACCTCCGCCCAGCGGATCAACACCACCACGCTGGACCAGCTCGCGGCCGCCCTGGAGGACGCCGACGATCCGGCCGCCTCGATCACGAACGTCTACGACGTCCTGACCGGATCCCGCTCCGACCAGATCGCCGCGACCCGCGTGGCCTCGGTCGGCGGATTCGCACAGCGCACGGCGGCCGGCCAGTCCGGCGCCACCCACAAGACGTGGGTTACCGGATCCAACGCGAGGCCCGACCACGCAGGGATGGCCGGCGAGACCGTCCGGCTCGGCCAGGCCTTCAGCAACGGCATGGACGGCCCCGGCGACCCGTCCGGCGGCGCCGACGAAGTCGCCGGCTGCAACTGCTCGCTGACCTTCACCTGAGGAGTCTCATGAGGCCCACCGTCATCCGCAAGGACGCCATCGCCGCCATCGAGCCCGGCGAAGACGACGACACCGCCCCGAACGGCTCCTTCCACATCATCCTGTCGGACGCCACCAAGGACCGCGACGGCGAGAGCCTGCTGCCGGCCGAGTGGGAGACACCGCTGCCGGCGCGCATCACCATGGACGCCGACCACGGCATGTCCGTGGCCACCACCGTCGGATCCGGCATCCCGAAGATCGAGGACGACGGCAAGATGCACGTCCGCGGCACCTACTCCTCGATCCCCCGCGCGCAGGAAGTCCGGACCCTCGTCAAAGAGGGACACATCAACACCACCAGCGTGGCGTTCCTGCGCAAGACCGCCTCCGATGCCAAGGGTGCCAAGAAGGTCAGCCGCGAACTGCTCAACGGGGCATTCGTGGCCGTGCCGTCCAACCCGAACGCACTGGTGCTGTCGAGCAAGACCGCCGGCGCGAAGGTCGGCGCCCGCAACTCCGCCGCCGACCACGCCAGCATCCAGGGCATCCACGACTACGCCTCGGCCCTCGGCGCGTACTGCGACAACGGCAAGTCCGCCGGCCGCAAGGACGCCGACACCGAATCCGACGACGACCCCGGCGCCCTCGCGCAGGGCGTCGACGCCGCCATCGACTCCGCGATCGACCTGCTCGCGCAGGTCGACGCCACCACACTTCCCGAGCCCGTGCAGCAGGCGATCGCGCTCATTCAGAGCGCGGACGCCACGGTCGACCAGCTGCTCGCAGTGCTCGGGGTAGCCGATCCGGACGAAGGCGATCAGACCGCCGGAGCCGACAGCGCCGCCGCCATGGCCGCGCGGTCCGCTTCCGCCGCCGAGCTCGCCGCCCTGCCCGATCGCATGAAGGCAACCCGTGCCCGCGCGCTCGCCGCGCTGGCCGTCGCTTACGGAAAGACAGGACACTGACATGCCAACCCTTTTGGAGGCCCGCGAGAGCGTGAAGAAGCTCTCGCTGGACGCCCTCAAGATCGTTCAGTCCGAGAAGACCATGACGCCCTCGGAGCAGAAGGAAGCCCTGGACAAGCTCGAGCCGATGCTCGAGGAGGCCCAGAAGGAGGTCGCGAACCTCGAGTACGTGGAGGAGAAGCGCGCCAAGTACTTCGCCGCCAGCAACGGCGACCTGGCCGCCTCGGCCGAGGCCGAGGGCCGAGCGACCCTCAAGAGCCTCGGCGCGCAGTTCGTCGGCTCCGACGGCTACAAGAAGCTGCTCGGCCGCGGCCTCAAGGGCGGCCAGTGGAGCACCGGGGACATCGAGCTGAAGACGACCCTCGCCGAGGGCACCGTCGCCAGCCCGGGCCCCGGCTTCGCGCCGGTCGCCACCCCGACCGTGCTGCCCGGCATCGTGGACATCAAGTTCCAGCCGCTGGTCGTGGCAGACCTGATCCCGCAGGGCACCACCAACAGCGTCCTGATCCGGTACCTGGTGGAGACCGCGGTCACCAACGCCGCGGCCGCGACGGCTGAAGGCGCCGCCTACGGCGAGTCCGCGCTGACCTTCGACAAGGTCGACGAGACCCTGCACAAGATCGCCACGTTCCTGCCGATCACCGACGAGATGCTCGAGGACTTCGCGCAGACGCAGTCCTACGTCGACGCGCGCCTGCAGCTGTTCATCCGGCTGAAGGAACAGGCGCAGCTGCTCACCGGCGACGGCACCGGATCCAACCTGCTCGGCCTGCTCAACCGCACCGGCCTGGCCACCACGATCCCGAAGGCCGGCCAGACCGGGCCGCCGCTGTTCCCGGCGTCGGACAACTCCATGGACGCGATCTACCGGCAGATCACGCAGATCCGCATCACCTCCTTCATGGAGCCCGACGCGACCGTCATGGACCCGCTGGCCTGGCAGAACATCCTCCTGGCCAAGAACAGCCAGGGCTTCTACTACGCCAACGGCCCGTTCGTGTCCGAGGCCGACTCGATGCTGTGGGGCAAGAGGGTCGTCCACACCCCGGCGATGGCCGCCAACGAGGCCCTCGTCGGCGCGTTCGCGCAGGCGGCGCAGATGTTCCGCAAGGGCGGCATCACGGTCGAGGCGTCCAACTCCCACGTGGACTACTTCGTCAAGGGCCTCGTCGCGATCCGCGCCGAAGAGCGCCTCGGCCTGGCCGTGTACCGGCCCGGCGCGTTCGGCCTCGTCACCGGCATCTAGACCGAAGGTGCGGCGGAAGACGCCACGATCCCTGGCGCCCCCACCCGCCGCACCTTCGCCCCACCCCACCGAAGGGACACCCCCATGTCAGAGCACGACGCCGTCACACCGCTTCCCGGCGCGCCGGCCGACCCCGACGCCCCGGTCACGACCGAGGCGCCCTGGCACAACGCGCCCGGCACCGGAGCCATCGCCGAGCCGCCGGTCGAAGAGATCGTCGCCTACGACAAGGCCAAGGACGGCACCCTCACGGCCAAGGTCGTCGAGCCGCCGGCACGCCCGACCCGCAAGTCCGGCCGCCAGGCCGAGGCCAAGGTCAAGGGCGCGTCCGCCGGCCCCGCCATCGTCGACGAGCTCGCCAAGCCGGCTGAGGACAGCTGACCGATGGCCTACGCCACCCCGTCCGACCTCGCCAGCTTCCTGCAGGTCCCGTCGGTCGACACGGCGTCCGCCAACCTCTTCCTGCAGGGCGCCACCGACGCCATCGAAGCCGAGATCGGCCAGAGCCTGGGACAGCAGGACGTCGTCGACCTGCTGCTGGACGGGAACGGCTCCGCACAGCTGATCCTGCCCGGCTTCCCGGTCACCGCCGTCGCCTCCCTGGAGGTCCTGACCCGCGACCTGGCCTGGCAGCTGCTCGCCGAGGGCGCCGACTACACCTGGTCGGACAGCGGCATCGTCACCCGCGTCTTCTCCGCCGCGGACCCTCAGGGGCCGATCGCGCCGGCGTGGCCCAACCGTCCGCAGTCGATCCGCGGCTCCTACAGCCGCGGCGAGGGCACCGTCCCGTCCGCGGCCAAGACGGTGTGCCTGATGGTCGCCGCCCGCATGATGGTCAACCCGTCCGGCCTGCAGTCCGAGCGCATCGGCAACATGGACCTGCGCTACGGCGCCAAGGGCGGCACCCTCGAGCTCTCCCCGGCCGAACTGCGGATGGTCGGACGCCTCACAGACATCGTCATCGCCTAGCCGAGGAGGTCCGCGGTGACGATCGCGTTCGACTCCTCTGGATCGGCCACCGGCAACTCCGTCAGCACCCTGACGATCGACATCACCTCGGCGGCCGTCGGCGCCGTGGTCTACTGCTGGATCCAGACCGGCACCACCGAGACCTCCGTCACGATGACCGGCTGGACGGCGCTGGTCAACGCCGACGAGACCGCCAGCTCCCACTACAGCCTGTGGCGGCGCGTCAAGCTGTCCGGGGACACCACGTTCGCGCCGTCCTGGACGACCGCGGAGGGCTCGACGGCCTGCTGGGCGTCCTACACCGGCGTCGACACCACCACCCCCGACGAGGCCGGCACCTACGCCGCGCACTCCTCGACCGCGAACTTCGCCGCCACCGCGACCGCGACCGCGGCGACCCGCTGGGCCGTCATGTTCGCCTCGGCCCGCTCGACGACCGCGGCCTACACGTTCACTCCCGACGCCGCCCTGACCGAGCGCAAGGACGTCTGCAACACCGCGAACCGGTGGAGCGGCGTAGAGATCTCCGACTCCAACGGCACCGTCACCAGCGGCTCGCACACCTACACCGCCGTCTGCTCGGCGGCGATGTCCCACGGCGCCAACGGGCTGCTGTACCTGATCCCGGCCTCCGGTGCGGTCACGCAGCACGGCGCCGCGATCCCGGCCTCGGCGAGCAGCGTCACCGCCGGCGGCAAGCAGACCAGCCACGCCGCCGCGGCGCCGGCCTCGGCCTCCGCGGTCACCGCCGGCGGCAAGCAGGTCTCCCACGGTGCCCGGACCGGCGGTTCGGCCTCGAGCCTTACTGCCGGCGGCAAGCAGGTCAGCCACGCCGCGGCCGCGCAGGCCTCCGCCTCCTCCGTCACCGCCGGCGGCCGTCAGTCCGCGCACGCGGCCTCGGCCCGGGCCTCGGCCTCCGCGGTCACCGCCGGCGGCAAGCAGATCTCCCACGCCGCGGCGGCCGCGTCGTCGACGACTTCGGTCGCCGCGACCGGCACCCGGATCGTCCACGGCACAGCGACGATCGCCTCGACCTCCGGCATCACCGCCGGCGGCAAGCAGACCGCTCACGGGGCCGCGGCGCCCGGCTCGGCGAGCTCGGCCGCCGCGAGCGGACGGCAGACAGCCCGGGCGGCCGCCGCCGCGGCGTCGACGTCCTCGGTGACAGCCGCCGGCATCCAGACCGCGCACGCCGTCGCGGCCGCGGCCTCGGCGAGCGCGCTGACGGCCACGCCGCACGTCACCGCACACGGCATCGCGTCCGCCGCGTCCGTCTCGGCCCTGGCCGCGACGGCCGTCGACGAGCAGCACGCCACCGCGGCGATCGCCTCAGCCTCCGCGCTGACCGCGGCCGGCCACCAGATCGCCCTCGGCTCAGCGGCCGCGGGCTCCGCCACGGCGGTCACGGCATCCGCAGACGTGACCGCCGTAGCGGCCACCGCGCAGGCCTCGGCCTCCGCGGTCACCGCCGGCGGCCGCCAGATCGTCCACGCCTCGGCGACCCTGGCCTCGACCAGCGCCCTGGAGGCCACGGTCGGCTTCGTCGCCCACGCCGACGCCGCCCTGGCCTCGGCCTCCTCCGTCACCGCCGGCGGCCGGCAGACCGCGCACGCCGCGGCGGCACCGGCCTCGGCCACCGCACTGGCCGCGACCGGATCAGCCACCGCCCACGCGGCCGCCGCCCCGGCGGCGGCCTCATCGACCCTCGCTGCCGGCCACCAGATCGCCCGCGCCTCCGCCAGCCCGGCCTCCGCCTCGGCCCTGACCGCCGACGGCCACGCGGGCCGGCCCGGCACCGCGTCGGCCGCGTCGAGCAGCTCGGTCGGCGCGACCGGCACCCGGATCGTCCACGCCACCGCCCACCTGGCCGCCGCCTCCGGCCTGGCCGCACACGGCGCGCTGACCGTGCACGGCGCCGCCGCTCTGGCCTCCAGCAGCCGGCTACTCGCCTACGGCAGCGCCCGCCACGCCCGCACCCCGCGCCCCGACGCCGGATCGTCCGACCGGCCCGCATCCGGCCGCACGATCCGCCCCGACGCCGGACCGGGCGACCGGACCGGATCCGGCAGAACCGCACGCCCCGCCGTGGGCGCGACACCCCGACCGTAGGAGGAACCATGTCCGGTCTGCCCACCGCCATCGCCAACAAGGTCGTCGACCACGTCAACGGCAAGACCGCGTTCACCGAGCCGACCGCGCCGATCATGGCCCGGCTCTACACCGTCATCGGCTCCGCCACGGCGGCCGGCACCGAGGTCACCGGCGGCACCTACGCCGCACAGGCCGTCACCTGGGGAGCCTCCTCGGCCGGCGTGGCGTCCAACACCGTCGCCGTGGCGTTCACGGGCATGCCGTCATGCACCGTGGTCGCCGTCGAGCTGTACGACTCCGCCGGCACCCCGGTACGGCTGTGGTGGGGCCCGCTGTCCGCGAACAAGATCATGAACCCCGGCGATACATTCCAGTTCGACATCGCCTCCCTGTCCGTGTCGGTCGTGTGACATGAGCGCCCTGGCCGTCGAGACCGTCACGGTCCTGCGCGCCCCCCTGGCCGCCAACCGCTACGGCGGACAGGTCCGCGACTGGAGCTCGGCCGTCCGCGCCGACGTCGACGGCGTCTCCATCCAGCCGACCGTCTCCACCGAGGACATCCAGGACCGCGAACTCCTGGTGAACGCCTACACGCTGTTCACCACCCGCGGACGGGACATCGACCTGCTGGCCACCGACCGCGTCGAGTGGGGCGGCCTGATCCTGCAGGTGGTCGGCGACCCCAACAGGTGGACCGCCCCCGGCGGCGGCATCCACCACGTCGAAGCCCAGCTCAAGGCAGTCGTGGGCTGATGGGCCACTTCGTTCCGAACCCCGACTTCGAGCGGGACCTCTTCAACTCCGCCGAGGCCACCGAGCTGGTCTACGACGCCGGCGGACGCGTCCTCAACGAGGCCGAGCGGACCGCCTCCGCCGAGGCCGACACCGGCACGTTCGCCGAGAGCCTGTCCAAGCACGACCACCGCTCACGCTCTGGCCGACCGGTCAGCACCATCAGCTCGGACGATCCGGCCGCACTCAGCAAGGAGTTCGGCACGCGCCGTACTCCCCGGCACCGGTACCTCGGCCGAGCCCTCGACTCCATCAGGAGGTAGCCCATGAAGGTCAAGCTGAACTGCTGGCGCGGTGAGGACGGCCCCGGTACCGTCGTCGAGCTCCCGGAGCACGAGGCCGCGGCGCTGCTCCACCACGGCGCCGCGCACCCCGTGGAACCCGACGCCGCGGCGACGACCGGGAAGGTCGTCAAGGGCTCCGCCACCCTGCAGGCCGCCTCCGGAACCGAACACACGCCGTGACCTCCCCGGCGCCGATCCTCCTGCCGGACGACGAGGCCCTGGTCTGCGGATGGCTCGGCGGCCGCGGCGAGCTGTCCGGCGTCATCGTCGCCGACCGGCTCCCGGACGACTACGACGGCAGCCAGCTGGTCGTCACCGTCAACCGCATCGGCGGCGGCATGGACCGCGGCGCCGGCGGCACCTGGCTGGACCGGCCCCGCCTGGACATCGACTGTCACGGCAAGGACAAGGCCGCCGCCAAGGACCTCGCCCGGACCGTCCGCGCGCTGCTGCCGGTGGCCCGGTTCGACGACCACTCCGCGGCCGGCGCCGTCTGGTCGGACACCACCGAGGACGTCGGCCCCCAGTGGCTGCCGGACCCCGACTACCCGGAGGCCGGCCGCTACCTGCTGCAGGTCTCCGTCTCGATCCATCCGCTCATCGGCTGACCGCGTCCGCGCGCATCGACCAGGAGGAACACAGTGACCGCAACCGCGATCGACGCCACGCAGACCCGTGTCGCCGGCAAGGGGCACGTTCTCATCGCCCCCAAGGGCTCCACCGTCCCGGCCGACACCACCACGGCGTGGGACGCCGCGTGGCAGGACCTCGGATTCTGCGACGAGAAGGGCGTCACCCTCAGCAAGAAAGACACCAAGACCGCCATCAAGGGCTGGCAGGCCATCACGCCGGTGAGGTACATCCTCACCGACCGCGACGTCCACGCCATGTGGGTCATGGAGCAGTGGAACAAGGTCACCCTGGCCCTGTGGTCGGGCGAGGGCCCGTCGGCCGTCGGCCCGAACGCCGCGGTCTCCGGGGAGTACAAGCTCACGCTCAGCCCGTCGCCGTCCGCCGACGAGCGGATGCTCGGCATCGAGTGGACCGACGCCGAGATGGTCGTCACCCACCGCATGTACATGGGACGGGGACTGATCACCGACACCGCCGACCTGCCGATCACCCGCACCGGCCTGGTCACCCTCGGCGTCACCTACCAGACCATGGCGATCGACGCCTCGACGCCGATCGCGACCCTGCTGATGAAGGACCCGTCGATGGCCCCGTAGGCCCTCGTCCCCAGATCGTGGCGGCCTGTTCAGTGGGATGGCGGGCCGCCACACCCATCCCACACCCGAAGGAAGACCATGACGTATTCCGTCGACGACGCCCGCGCCGCCCGCATCGAGGCGGCCGGTGGCCCGTTCGAGTTCGTACACCAGGGCAAGACCTGGACCCTGCCGCGGGAGTTCTCCATCGACGCCGCCGAGGCCGTCGACGCGCTGCCGGGCATGGACTCGATCCCGGGCCTGCGAGCGCTGCTGTCCGCGCTGCTGGGGGAGCAGGCCGAAGGCTTCAACGTCGGCTCCCTGTCAGGCCAGGACCTGGAAGGCCTGATCGACGCGTACTTCGACCACGCGGGTATCCGCCTGGGGGAATCCTCGCCCTCGCCGAGCTCCTCCGCGAGCACGGCGAGGCGCTCGAAGCCGACCTCCAAGCGGTCTACGGCATCGACCTCGCGGGCCTCTGGCAAGGCACGCTCAGCTGGCGGCGCCTCAAAGTCCTGATCGCGCACCTGCCACGGACCGGCGCCCTGGCCCGGTCGCTGGCCGGCGGCGAGGCCTGGTCCACCACCGACCACCTCCTGGCCGCCACCGTGGACCTCCTGGCCATCCTGCGCTGGATGTACGCCGAGGTCCACCGCGACGAGCACTCCCCGAAGCAGCCGTTCCCGACGCCCGTTCCCCGCCCCGGCGTCGAGCAGGCCCCGGCCGCGGATCCCGCGTCCGTCTACGCCGCCGCCGGCGACGTCCCCGCCATCCCCCTGGAACAGCTGGGGGCCTGGCTCGCAACCTGACCTCGAGGAGGCGGCATGTCCCTGTCCGGCGGCACCGCCTATGTCGACGTCGCGCTCGGCAAGACCGCAGACCTGCAGAAGGGCATCGCCACCGCCGGCGAGAGCGCCGCCGACACCGCGAAGTCCTCGTTCCTGTCCCGGGTCGGCTCCATCGCCATGGGCGGCGCCCTCGGCAACGCCATCACTTCCGGCGTGTCCGGCGCATTCAGCATGGCCAAGGGCGCCGTCTTCGACTTCAACTCCCAGCTGCAGCAGGCGGACATCGGATTCACCACGATGCTCGGCAGCTCGCAGAAGGCCGGCGCCTACGTCCAGCAGCTGCAGCAGTTCGCCAAGACCACGCCCTTCGAGTTCGGGAACCTGGTCCAGAACGCCCAGCAGATGATGGGCATGGGCATCGCCGCCAAGGACGTCATCCCCGACCTCACGGCCCTCGGCGACTCGGTGGCCTCGATCGGCGGCTCCGCCCAGCAGGTCGACTCCGTGACGCTGGCGTTCGATCAGATGAACGCCAAGGGCACGCTCGACATGGGCAACATGAACCAGCTCATGCAGAACGGCGTGCCCTCGGCGCTGAAGGTCCTCGCCGCGCACTACAAGGTCACGACCGGCGAGATGATCACGATGATCTCGACCGGGAAGGTGCAGGCCTCCGAGGCGCTGCCGGCGCTGGTGTCCGGGATCGAGAAGGGCACCAACGCGACCGCCGCCCTCGGCGGCATGATGGACAAGCAGAGCCAGACGATGGCCGGCGCCCTGTCCAACATCAAGGACTCCGCGACGCAGGCCATGGCCGGCGCCTTCAAGCCGGTGTTCGACGCCGCCTCCACCGCAGCTCAGGGCCTGGCGAACGTCCTGGGCTCCGGCGCCGTGATCAACGCCTCGAAGAAGATCAGCGACGGTCTGACCAGGGCCTTCGACGGCGTCACCGCCGCCATCGACGGGGTGAAGTACGGCTTCCAGGACGCCTACGACCTGGCGGGCAAAACCGTCTATCCGATCACTGAGATCGGCGTGAAGGCCCGCGAGGCGTTCGACACCGTCCACCAGGACATCCAGGGCTTCGCCGACGGATTCAAGAACGCCAGCAAGTACGCCGGCGAGACCGCCTACCCGATCACCGCCATCGGCATCAAGGCCCGCGAGGCCTACGACGCCGCGCGGCCGCTGGTCGAGCAGGCCTGGGTGAAGCTCAAGGACGGGATCAGCGTCGTCGGACCGATCCTGAAGACGCTGTTCCTGGACCGGCTCGAAACGATGAAGACGATCATCGGGGATGCGATCCCGATCGTCGAGAACCTGGCCCGGGGAATCGGTCCGACGCTCGGCGAAATCCTGCGGTCGGTCGGCGACCTGGTGATCCAGCACGTGCTGCCGGCGTTCATGAAGATCAGCCAGTTCATTCAGCAGGACGTCATTCCCGTCGTGATGGACTTCGTGGCTTTCGCCGCCCAGCACCTGGTGCCACTTTTCCAGGAAGTCGGCGACGTTATCGCACAGAAGGTCGTGCCGATCGTCGAGCACCTGGTCGACCTGTTTGTGCAGAAAGCCCTTCCCGCCCTGCAGCCGCTGATCAAGGACGGTTTCGCCGCACTGAAGAACATCCTGGCCGAGCTCATCCCCATCGTCCAGGACGCCGTCCACTGGTTCGCCGACTACGTGCTGCCGGTCCTGGCCCGTCTGGCGACGTTCATCATCGGCACCCTGATCCCGTTCGTCGCGCAGGTCGCCGACGTGCTGCTCAAGATCCTGGTCCCCGCGATCGGCATCGCGATCGGCATCCTCCGCGACGTCGTCATCCCGATCTTCAAGGCCGTCGCCGGAGTTTTCCTCGGGATCTACGACGCCGGAATCACCGTCGCGACCGGAGTCGTGAAATCCATTCAGGGAATCGCCACTGCCGCCGTCTGGCTGAAAGACCAATTCACCACTGCCGTGAAATTCATCACCGACAAGTGGGATTCCCTGGTCGGCATTGTCGGCGGAATTCCCGGAAAAATGAAGACCGCCGGAGCCGGGATGTGGGACTGGATCCGCGACGCCTTCAAGGCCGCGATCAACACCGTGATCGGCTGGTGGAACGACCTGTCGTTCACCCTGCCGAGCGTGCACATCAAGGGCACCAACATCGACGTCGGCGGCGGCACCATCGGCGTCCCGCACATCCCGACCCTGGCCGCCGGCGGCCTGGTGCTGCCGACGCCCGGCGGCACCGTCGTGCGGGTCGCCGAGGCCGGCCAGGCCGAGATCGTGTCCGCCGCCCCGGCGATGGAGGCCGCGGTGTCCCGGGCCCTGGCCGCGCACCGCGGCGGCATCGGCCGCGACGCCCCGCTGATCGGCACCGTCAACATGCCCGCAGGCACGTCCGTCGACGAGGTCGCCGAAAGGCTCTACTTCAAGGCCACCGCGAGAGGCATGGCGATCTGATGGCCGGCGACCTCATCACCTCCGACTACCAGATGCAGCTGGGCACCCTGCTGCTCGGCATGGGCACCGCCTACGAGGTCGACGGCAACACCGGCCTGGCCGGCTGGGACGACCTGCCCGCACTGGACACCTCCGACGTCCCCCGCCCCGCCGCCCCCGGCGACTACCCCGGCACCATCTACCCCGCCGGCCGGATCATCACCTGCCAGCTGTCCGTGCACGGCGACGGCCCCGGCCACGCCGCGAACCTCGCCGCACTGCGCGCCGCCACCACCGCGACCATGTTCGCGGCCGCCGAGACGCCCCTGGCCGTCAGGCTCGGCGGACAGATCCTGTTCTCCAAGATCAGGTGTCTGCAGCGCGTCATCCCCACCGGCACCAACTACGCCGCCGGCGCCTCCGCGAAGTGCTCGCTGCAGTTCAAGGCCACCGACCCGCGCCGCTACGGCGCCGTACTGTCCTCGGCGACCACTGCGCCACCGTCGACGTCCGGCGGCATCACCTGGCCGATCACCTGGCCGATCACCTGGGGGACCGGCGGCTCCAGCACCGGCACCGTGAACGTCGTCAACTCCGGCGACTACCCGACACCCCTCATGATCACCATCCGGGGTCCGCTGACGATGCCGGCGGTCTACCGGCAGGACACCGGCGCGGTCCTGGAGCTCAACACGGTCATGGTCGCCGGCGACGTCGCCGTCATCGACGTCCTGGGCGACGACGTGCTCATGAACGGCGTCTCCTCCAAGACCCTGCTGTCGGACCGCTCCGCGCCGGTCAGCAGCTTCCTGATGCCGCCGGGCACCACCGGCATCGCGCTGCGCGCCGCCGTGACCGACCCGGCCGCCTCCATGGCCGTCGCCTACTACCCGGCCTACCTGTGAGGACCCGACCGTGACCGTGCGCACCCCGATGCTGAACACCGACACCGACACGGCCGAGACGTTCCGCCTGGCCATGGGCGGTCTGTGGGTGCCCGCCTCCGCCCTGAACGCGCGCACCGGCGTCACCTCGGTGCCGACCCTGACCAGCACCGGCGCGCTCACAGCCAACATCTCGCCGTTCACCTGCGTCATCGACGGCACCAGCAACAGCCTGCAGGGCGCCTACCCGGTCGCCAACGACAACGTCGCCGGCATCACGATCACCACCGGCAGCTCCCAAGCCCGCATCGACCTGATCTGCCTGCAGATCCAGGACAACGACTACGACGGCTCCGGCCAGCACCGCGGCATCCCGGTCGTCGTCGCCGGCACCCCGTCCGGCTCCCCGGCCGCACCGGCCACCCCGGCCAACGCGATTCCCCTGTGGACGCTGCCGGTCCCGGCCCTCGCCAGCTCGGTCACGTTCTCCACCGCGACCGCCGTCTACCCCTACACGGCGGCGGCCGGCGGCGCCGTCTACGTCCGCGGCGCAACCGACAAGCCCGCCGTCGTCAACGGCTTCCAGATGCGCTACCGCGGAGACGTCACCCCGACCGCCGGCGGCACCTCCGCTATGGAGACCTCCGTCGACGGCGTCACCTACACGCCCGTCTTCGACGCCTCCGTAGTCCCGGCCTCGACAACTGCGGCGATCGCCGCAGCAATCAGTGCGGCGGCAACGCCCTCGTGGACGGCCGTCACTGCGGCCGGCACGTTCGGCTCGGGTATCACCTGCAGCAAAATCGGGAACATCGTCACGCTGCGCGGCTCGGCGAGCGCAGGATCGCAGACTTGGACGGCGGGCAACTTCTACGGCGTCGGCACCTTGCCCGCAGGGTTCATCCCATCGTTGAATCGCTTCATCGCCGGCGTTTTCTACGTGGGCAATGAAGTTGTCGGACAATTCGTCGTCAATGGAATCGGCGCCCTGAACTTCACCGTGGGTGCCACGGTCACCAGCACCATGATCGCGTATCTCGACGGCGTCAGCTTCTCGCTGTGACCGCCGCCTACCGGATCAAGATCTGCGATGCCCTCACCGACGCCCCGCGCGACGAGTTCGCGCTGACAAACGTGTCCTGCGACGTGCGCATCGGCGCCGCCGGCGCCCTGACCGCCAACATCCCCATCGCCCGCGGCGACTACGCCGCCGGCGCCCGCATCGCCGCCGTCAAGTCCTCCGGCGGCTCGGCCGTCTACGTCTACCGCAACGGCGCCCCCTGGTGGCCCGGCCTGCTGTGGACCAAGAACAAGACCGTCGACGACCAGGGCAAGCCGGCCGTCCAGATCGGCGCCGGGACCTTCGAGAGCTACCTGGCCCGCGTCCAGCTCGGCGCCGACCTGCCCGCGATGACCGGCGCCGACCAGATGGACATCGCCCGGTCCCTCCTGGCCGACATGCAGGCCGACCCCCACTCCGACCTGGGGATCACCGCCGACACCACGATGTCCGCGATCCTGCGCGACCGCGTGATGTACCTGGCGGCGGCCAGGCCGACCTACCTGCAGATGCTGTCCGACCTCGCCACCCAAGACGGCGGCTTCGAATACCTCATCCAGGTGCTCGCCGACCCCACCACCGGCGCCCGCACCCGCAACCTGCGCCTGGGCTATCCGAGGATCACCACCCCGGTGGTGCACCGCATCTCCGCCCCCGGCGCGATCCTCAGCTACTCCTTCCCGGAGGACGGGTCACGGGGTGCCACCTACCTGATGGCCACCGGATCCGGCGTCCAGTCCACCATCCACACCGACACCGCGGCGCTCGCGGCCGGCTACCCGCGCCTGGACATGACGACGTCCTACTCCAACATCACCGATCCCGCCGTCCTGGAGACCCACGCCGCCGCCGACCTCGTCCAGGCCCGCGTCCCGGTCTCCGTGCCGTCGATCGTGATCCGGCCCGACGCCGCCCCGGACATCACCCCGTCCGCCCTCGGGGACTACGTGCACGTCGCCATCACCGACGAGCTCTTTCCCGGCGGATTCGCCGGGGTCTTCCGCCTGGTGGGCATGACCGTCAACCCGCCGGAGCGCGGTAAGGCCGAGACGGCCGCCCTGATCCTGAACTGAGAGGCACCCGGTGACGGCGAACCTGCCCAGAGATATCCTCGACCGCATCACCGGCATGGCTGGCGCGGTCAAGGACCTGCAGGGCCACCTGTCCGCGACCATCGCCGTCCTCGGGACGCCCACGGCCGGACAAGTGGCCACCGCGACCTCGGCGACCTCGGCGGCCTGGCAGACGCCGTCGACCGCGCCCGCCGCCCTTCTCGCCGGCCTCGCCCTGTCGGCGTCCAAGCCCGCGACCGGCACCTTGACGCTGTCGACCTCAGACCAGGACGTCGCCGGCTGCAGCCTTACCTTCACGCTCGCCGGCGCCCACGGCTTCGCGCACGTCACCGGCGCGTTCGACTTCCAGCCCACATCTTCCTCGGCCGGTGTGAACGCCGTCGGCAAGCTCCTGGCCGACGCCTCGACGCAGACCGAGCAGGCGATCTGGACCGACAACGGCGCGAGCTCCCGGGAGACCGTCTCCCAGTCCTGGGTGGTTCCGCTGGGTGCCGGCTCCCACACGCTGAAGCTCCGCGCCTCCAAGACCAGCGCACTAGGCACACACGTCGCGAACACGTCCCACACCAATATGACCGTGCTGATCTTCGATCTGCCGTAGGAGGACGACCGTGACGATCCTCGGTCCCGACGTCTCGTCCTTCCAGGACGGCCTGGACCTCGGCCAGGCGCCCTACCCGTTCGCGATCATGAAGATCAGCGAGGGTACCTACTACACCGACAAGGACTACCCCGCCTGGCGCGCGCAGGCCGAGGCGAGCGGGAAGATCCCGATCGGCTACCACTTCATCAGCGGCGAGGACCCGGCGGCGCAGGCCCGGCACCTGGCCGCCTGCATCGGCGACAAGCGGCTCCCGCTGATGCTCGACTTCGAGCCCACGAAGACCTACCGGCCGGACCTGGCACAGCTGATCGCCGTCGCCGACGAGGTCAACGCCGCCGGCATGCACGTCCGCCTGGCCTACGTCCCCCGCTGGTACTGGCAGCAGATCGGATCCCCGACCCTGACCAGCCTCGGCGCCCGCGGCATCGCCCTGGTGGCGTCGGCCTACCCCGGCGGCACAGGCTACCCCGGCGACGATGCCGCCGGCTGGCAGCCCTACGGCGGGATGACCCCGCTGCTGTATCAGTACACCGACCACGCGCCGGTCGGCGGCAAGGCCGTCGACATGAACGCGTACAAGGGCACCATCGCCCAGCTCGCCGAGGGCCTCGACCTCACCGCCCACACCCCAACGACCGGAGGCATCCCCATGGGCAGCATCCCCCCGAGCATCGCCGCCAAGTGGCCGGACATCGCCGGCGAGCTCCCGCCGAACGCCCCGTTCGACGACTCCACCGCGATCATCTGGGCCGACGGCGGAGCCCGCGCGGCCGCGCTCTACGCCAGGCAGGCCCGGGACGCGGTCATCGCCCTGGCCGCCAGGTACGCCGCCCCGCCGCCGGTCGACGTCGACGCCCTCGCCAAGGCCCTCGCCCCGCTCCTGGCCGCCGGCGCGTCCGCCGACCAGGTCGCCCACGCCGTCGTCGTCGAGCTCGGCGCGGTCCTCAAGGCCGGCGCACCACAGTGACCGCCCTGACCCCGCACGCCCGCGAGCAACTGGTCCGCGTGGCCCGGATCGTCATCACGGGATCCCTCGCGCAGCCCGCCATCGCCTCGCTGGTCTCCTCGACCCTGGCGCGGTATCCGCTTGTCGTCGCGGTCATCGCCGCCGTCGAGGTGATCTACCACGAGCTGACCAAGACCGTCGACGTCGTCGTGCCCGGCTCCAAGCCGCCGCCCGGTCCACCGTCGACTTGATGGACCAGGCACTGTCCCAGTTCGGCATCGCCGGCGCGATCCTCGCGGTCGCCGCCGCCGCGGTCAAAGTGCTATTCGCCCGGGAGGTCAAAGCCCACGAGCAGGAGACCGCCCGGGCCGACCGCCTCGAGGCCGAACTGCTGAAGCTCAACGAGACCGTCAGGACTCAGTATCTGACCACGCTCGGCGACGCCACGCGAGCCGTGGGCGACGCCCTGGCCGTCGTCCGGAAGGCCCCATGACAACCATGATCACTTTCCGAGGCAAGGCGCGACCCCGCAAGCTCCCCACCATTCCGGTGCTGGTCGAGTCCGCCCGCCTGCGCAACCGGCTCGCGGCCTTCGCCGAGGAGGTGCGGACCGAGGTGGACCTGCTGCGGACCGAGTTGGACCAGCGGACGAGCGACCAGGAGGAGGACGGCCATGGGCACTGACGACCGGCTCGACAGGCTGACGGCGACCGCCGCCGGCCTGCAGTCCTCCGTGGACACCCTCGCCAAGCGCCTGCGCGCCAACCGCCGCGGCGTGGCCCTCGCGATCGCCGTCGTGATCGTCCTCGGCGCGGTCGTCATCGACCAGGTCGTCATCAACCGGCGCGTGCGGGAGTCCCTGGCCCAGAACTACGTCACCGCACAGCAGCAGGTCGCCACCCGCACCAAGGTCCTGTGCCCGCTGTACACCGCGCTCCTGGCCGCGACCGCGACAGCACCGGCCGACCCGATGACCCCGGCCCAGAAAGCCCAGCACGACGCCGCCGTGAAAATCGTGCGCGACGGCTATATCGCCCTGGGATGCCTGCCGCCTCTGTCAGGATAGATACGCCGTTACGAAGCACCGGCCCCGCACTCCATCCAGGAGTGCGGGGCCGCTTTCGTCGTCCCCGGGAGTGGCGAATACCGCGCCACAGCCCCCGCCGCCCGCGGCGGGCAGTAGCGTGCGGGCATCATCGGGCACTGATTCCCTGGGGGGACCATGCGCATCACTGTCATCCTGGCCGCCGTCGCGCTCGCGGCCGCCGGCTGCTCCTCATCCACCTCGAAGCCGCCGGCACCCGCCGCCGCCGCGGCGGCCGGCTCGGCCCCGGCCGCGGCCGCCAGCTCGCCGTCCGCGCCGGCGTCGACGGCCGCCGCGGTGAAGCTGAAGGTCGGCGCGACCGCGACGCTCACCACACCGTCCGGACCGCTGGAGGTCACGATCGTCAAGCTCGTCGACCCGGCGAAGCCCAAGGAGTCCTACATCTACCCGACGAAGGGCGAACACTGGATCGGAGTGCAGCTCAAGCTCGTCAACAAGGGGACCACGGCGTTCGTCGACTCACCGTTGCTCGGCCTGGACGCCGCCGACGCCCAAGGGCAGCCCCAGAACTCGTTCCCGGATCAGGAGATCGCGGCCGGACCGATGATCGACCCCCTGGCCGGTGTCAGAGTGGAGCCCGGGGACACCACGCTCGGCTACCTCGTGTACAGCGTGCCGGACGGCACGAAGCTGGCACGGTTCACGTTCGCGCCGCCCGGCAGCTCGGCCGCGCAGTGGACGCTGAGCTAGACCACGGAATGGAACGGCTCCGCATCTCTCGGGGGGATGCGGAGCCGTTCCGGCGTTTCAGCGGACGCGCCGCTGGATGCTGACGGGATCGCCAGGCAGATAGATGCCATCGTGGTGCCAGCCCCTCGGCACCACGATCAGGATGACGCTCGACACCGCATCGCTGTACGTCTTGGTTTCGACGACTCGGCGGTAAGTTCCGCCGTCCTCTTTCGGAATGATGCGATCGCCCTTCCGGACCTGATCGGCGCGCACCGTCAGCTCGACGCGCCGCCGGCAAAACGCCCGCCACGGGGCCCTTCGCCTCATTTCTTCGGCGGCCGTGTCTGCTGCTGCGCGACGATCCAGTCCCCGGCCTGCTCGCGGCTCATCGGGGTGAGCGTGAACTTCCTCTTGCCGCCGTGGTCGTCGACGAACCAGGTGAGCTTGGACTCGAGGCTTCCGACGACGCCGGGCAGTCCGGCGATGAACTCGGCTTCATCCCTGCCGACGAGCGCGCCAGGCAGTTCGCCGTTGCACTGACGTAGCCAGTGGCGTGTCTGGGCCGCCTGGATCCGCTGGAACTTCCTGGCCACCTCGCACTGCGCGGGGCACGGCTCCATCGTCTCCTTCCCGTCCGCCGTGACCAGGATCGTTCCCCAGTCCTTGCACTCGGCGCAGTCGTATTCCAGGAGACTGGCGCGCTCGGTACGGTCTGTTGCGTCGGGTTGTCTCACTGGATGTCTCTCCTATGCCTCATGGCGCGCTGGTGCCAGGATGTTCACTAGTCGTTCACCACTACACGCACATGAAGTACCTGTAGTACTACAGTTATGCATACACCTGCCCTCAGGGGCCTGGCAAGGGTGGCGCGTGACAGCAACCGAAAAGGGGATCATGGAATATCGGGAGATCGTCAACCACTACAAGCACGGCATCCTGAACGGGAGCCCTGCCGTCGGCGAGCGTCTGCCGTCCGCCAGGGAGATCAAGGATCTGCATGACACGTCGCTCACCACGGCGACAAGGGCTCTGCGAACGCTGTGCATGGAGGGCTTCGCCATAGCCCGCGGCACGACGGGAACCTTCGCCGCGGTCCCGGGCGGCGGCATCGTCCTACGGGTCCCGATCGTCGGCACGCGCCTGTCCGGCGTCCACACTCCTGGCGGACAGGTCGACGTCCTGTCCGCGGCGCTGGTCCAGGCCCCGCCGCACGCCGCCTTGGCGATGGAGCTGGAGGCCGGCGGACTGGCGATCCGGCGGGAGTCCACCATCACACGCGACGGCCAGGTGCTACGCCTGTCCGTCGGCTGGCTGCCCGGAGCGTTCGCCGAGGAACTGCCCGAGCTGCTGTCGCTCGCGCACATATGGGCAGGCGACCGGATCCGCGAGAAGACCGGCCGCAAGGCCACCGTCGAAGTGGACCGGTACTACGCCCGGACTGCTGAGGAACACGAGGCCGGCGTCATGGGTATCCCCGTCGGCTCGGCGCTGCTGGTCCGCGAGACCCGCTGGCACGACGACGACGGTGTGATCGAGTTCGGTGAGGCCGTGTATCCGCCCGGGGTATCAGTGGGCTGTGAGTATCTCGAGGGTGACCCGTCGCGGACGTAGCCGATCCTGCCGGCCGCCCTCGCTGCGGCCGGCAGCGGCAAGGTATGCCGCCGCGATGCTGAAGATTACTTCGGCCGTCACCGGTTTGTCGCCACCTGGCCATGCCTTCGTTGCCGTAGCGGTCGGACCCTCTTACCCTCAAGGTATGCACCCGCATTCGCCACAGGCCACTTGCGCGTCGAGCCAGGTCAGAGCCCAGATTTATCGGCAGGGTAGCGAATTGCCGGATGCCGTAGCTGTCATAGGCTGATTACCATAGCTTCTCCCGTGTGACGGAACAGCCGAACGACCCGCGATTACGACTACCGCAGCTGGTGCCCTCCTGGGAGCTCGCGATGCGGTCGGCGCGGAAGTCCGAGAACACGCGGAAGCTCTACATCCGGGGGACCGCCGCCTACTTCGAGTGGTGCGACAGCAAGAACGTGACCCCCACCTTCGACAAGCAGACGGTCCAGGCCTTCATCGCCGAGTCGATGGAGCTGCTCGACCGCTCCGCCTCGACGATGGTGAGCTACCTCAAGGGACTCAAGGCCTTCGCGAAGTGGTGCCTCGCCGAGAACGAGGTGGAAAGCGAAGGCGTCACCGCCATCGAGCAGCCACAGATCAACTCGAAGATCCGCCCCCTGATCCCGGAGAACTATCACGAGGCGATACTCGCGACCTGCGACCTTCGGCAGTTCGGGGGGAAGCGGGATGTGGCGATCCTGAAGCTCCTGCGCGACGCCGGCCCCCGGGCGTCCGAGATCATCGGGCTCAACCTCGAGGACATCGTCATCTCGAAGGGCTTCGCGGTCGTCCGCGGCAAGGGCGGGAAGGACCGCTTCATCGCCTTCGGCACCGACACAACCCTCGCCCTGGACCGATACCTCAGGGCCCGCCGCAACCACAAGCACGCCGGCGGCAAAGCTTTATGGCTGGGCGTGAAGTCGCCGACGCTCGGCTACTCCGGACTGGACCACATGATCAAACGGCGGGCTGTCGCAGCTGGTGTTCCCAAAGCCCACGCCCACATGTGGCGCCGGCTGTGGGCGCACAACTGGCTCGACAAGGGCGGCTCGACCGACGGCCTCAAGGCCCTGGCCGGCTGGACCACCGACGCGATGGTCCACCACTACACCGAGGAGTTCCAGATGCAGCGGGCACTGAAGGAGGCCCGTCGTCTGTTCGACGATGAGTGAATCGTGAATCGCGACACCCAAGGTCTTGGGGTGCCGGTTCACAGGCCGAGACGATCAGGGCACCTCGGAGTGCTCGGGATGCTCGGCGCGCTGCGTCGGCAGCGAGACCACCGTCGCCAGGCTGCCGTCCGGGTTGTCGCCCTCATCCGACCGGGCCAGCGCCAGCTCCTCCGCGAGCCTGAGCGCCGCATCGATCACGCTCTCGGCCCGGTTCTGCGTCCGGATGACGACGATGACCATCGCCCCATACGTACAGACCTGGATCGTGTTCTCGGCCTGGGCCGAATCGACAAAGATCATGGCCAAGCCACCGATGATCGTCACCACCATGAGAGTGATGGCGCCCCGGGAGATATGGACGTACCGCGTCCACTTTTTCATTTCCCCTTCCTGACTCCCCGAGCCTTGGCGAAGCGCGAATCGTGGCGAATACGTGCTTTAAGATCAACACACTAGGTGCGCGCCAGGGGCGTGTGAAGAGGTACTAGCCGCCGCTACGACAAATGGTGTATAGCGGCATCGAGCAATGATCAGCTCATGCCGAGTCCCGCCGAGTGCGAATGGCGATCTCCCGCTCTGTATCGCGGAGGCGCCGTTCCTCTTCCTCCGCCTTCCGCCGCTTCCAATGTTCGATCATGACCGCTTTCGCCTCATCGGTCAGGTCCTTTGCCGACATGATCCTCACGATTCCGGGATCGGGCGGCTCGGCCTTCGCCCCCACGAGTCGCAGCTCCTTGCCCTGCATCGCGGCCGCGAAGAGCGGATAGCTCGCCGCTTCCAGCACTTCCGATGCCGGAACCTGAAGAGCTGCAGCAACGACTAGGCAGATCTCAGCCTCGGCGCGCGCAATGGCCTTCGTCCAGTTGTAGACGGTGCCGTAGATCAGAGCACCGTCGGATGCCTCGACGAGATCGGCAGCCGTCCAGTTGCGCTCTCGCAACCTCGCATTGATCCACTCTGACCAACGTTTCTTGACGCTGGCGTTACTCCGTGCCATCTACCCGCCTCGATCCCCTGTGGACAGCAGGAACCATACCTCTTCACTCACATGCATGCGAGTGAGTGCCCCCGGATTGGATCATTGCCGCGAGCTGGTGCGCCCTGCCGTTGACGGTAAGCACGCAGGAACAGTCGCGCCAGAGTGAGTTTCGCTGTTACGAATCTGTGACCAAACTGCCTTGCATGTGAGTGAGCTCACGACCTAGAGTCACATGCATGGAAGTGACTCAGATCAAGGTGTCGAATCACCTGGATCACAAGGATCAGCTGCCGGCATCGCCCTGCTACCTCCTTCGTCCCGAGCTCGACAAGGGGCTCCGGTGGGTTGCAAGCGCGAAGCCCGAATGGCAGCTCCAAGACGGACGCCCGGCGATCGAAGCCATCGCTGACGCAGCAGGCCTGACGGGCACACACATGTTCAGGCTACGGAAGGCCCCTTCGATGCCGCCCGGCAACAAGGTCATCGCCAGCCTGGTGAAGATCGGATCCAAGGCGCACCGAGTTCCGCGCGAGACCGCACATGCGCGGCTCTTCTGGTTCTTCGACCCGGACAACGCCAACGACGTGGCACGCCTGACCGCATACCTCCAGCCCGCCAGCGACTACGAGATGGCTAGGGCGGCATGAGCCGCCCGACGTCGGAGGAGATGGCTCGTCGCGGTCGGCTCGGTGCTCTCACGCAGTGGGCCGCCGAGTCGGACTGGAGCGCTCGCACTGCCCCGGCGCGCGAGACCTTCGAGTCCCGCTTCGACAAGGCCGTCATCGAGAAGCACGGCGAGCTCCTGCCGGCAGAGCACGCGAAGTACCGCGAGATCGAGCGACAGCTGTTCTACGCCGCGCTGTCCCGGAAGGGCGTGAAGGCGCGCCAGACAAAGGCTGCCTGAGAAATGAACGAGGCCGACCCGTAGCAGCGGATCGACCTCAAGTGCGACCACCCATCTACACGAGAGACAGGTGACCAGCGATGAGAATCCTCTCACGCAGACCCGAGATCACGGATCCGAACGCCTCCATCCCCGCGCCCCGGCGCATCCCGACGTGGCCCGGCGAGACCGTCGTCAACGAGGACCCGTTCTGCGCCCCCATCGCCGACGAGATCCCTGAGGGACTGCCGACGGAGATCCACGACCTCCTGACCGCCTACCCGGACGCCCCGGCCCCGGGACCGCGCAGGTTCCTGGCAGCGATGGCCCTGGCCACCGCCGCCCGGCGCTCCGGCTGCCGGATCCTGGCCGCGTCCCACGCCCACGAGTTCGAGGCCGCCGTCGGGCAGAACCTCGCGCTGTTCGCCGAGGACGCCGAGGTGTCCTTGTGAGCGCCGCCACCGGCCGGCCCGTGCTGGCCCGGCAGTCCCCGGCGCAGATCCCCGCCATCACCTCGGCCACGGCCCTCGCCGGCCTGGCCGCCGGCTTCCTCGCCGCCGTCACGTACTCCGGCAGCCACACCCCCGCCGGCGAGCTCGCCTACTCCATGGCGCTGCGCGACGCCCGGCAGAACCACGACTACGACTACTCCCGCGAGTTCCTGGCCGGCCTGGAGCTGGCCAAGGGCGAGCTCAACCTGATCGGCGGCACCGCATGAGCACCCGCGCCTACCCGTTGCCGGCCCCGCCGGCGGCCGTCCTGTCGTCGTTCGGCCTGGCCTACGACGTCGGCCGCGTCTTCGAACTGTCCGGCCTGCCCCGCCCGACCCCCGCCGACCTGGGCGCCCTGCGCGAGGTCCTGCTGGCGTTCGTGTACGACACCGACCCGGAGTCTCCCGACGAGCTGCTCGACGGCCTGGAGAAGGCGCGCGCCGAGGAGGACCGCATCGCCGGCGAACTCGCCGACGTGCGCGGACTGCACAAGGCGCACCCCACACCCCACCTCGACGGCGCGTTCCGCTGCACCTACTGCGGAGGCCTGTGGCCCTGCCTGACGATCTCCGCCCTCGACTTCGCCACCACCCCGCCCGTCACCACTACCGGAGAAGCACCGTGAAGATCAGCCGAACCACCATCGCCATCGCCGGCGCGCTCCCCGCCGGCATGCTCCTCGAGGTCATCGCCCAAGCCGCCACGAGCGTCAGCGCCGACACCGTCCACACCATCGGCGGCATCGCCGCATTCAGCGCGCTGGTCTCCGGTTCCGCCTCGGCGGCCTGGTTCGGACCCAAGGCCGCCATCGAGCGGCACGAGGAGACGGTGCGGGCAAGCCGCCACCGGCGCGCGCCGAGCCCGCTGCCCCGCCAGCGGCCGCGCACCGCCCCGCCGGCCGCCACCGGCGAGACGGACGCCGAGGACACCGCCGCCGCCGAGCACCAGGCGCGCGCCGACGCGCTGTGGGACGAGCGGGCACAGCGGCCGCCCTACGTCGACCCGTACCTGACCGCGGCCGCCGTCGACGCCGCCCGGGCCCCGGTGCCCGTCGACGACGACGGCTACCCGGCCCCGGCCACCCCGGCACAGGCCGCCCTCGAGGCCAACCTGTACGGCCACGCCTGGACGCCGGCAGGGACATGACCGCCGCCAAGCGCCTGCCGCCGCTCGCGCCGGACAGCCAGAACCCGGTGTGCGCGATGTGCGGCGGAGTGACCGATCTGATCGACCGGTTCCACTGCTTCACCTGTCACGCCTCCTGGGATCCCGGCAACTACTGGAACGTCGACGGCGAGTGGGACGAGCCCGAGCTTCCCCAGTGCAACGTGAAGGTCATGCCGTGGAAGGGCAGCCTCCGGCTCCCGAGCCTGGCCACCGTCGTCGAGTACTGCCTCCTGACCGAGGGGCACGACCCGGGCCGGCACCGCATCGGCGACCACGACTGGACCGACCAGGACGCCGACGGCTACCTGCTCACCGACGCCGACCGCCAGGCGCTGCAGGACGTCCTCGGCGAGGCGCTCGGCATACCGCCCTCCTGAACCGCCGGGCGGCGTCACTGAGCGCCGTCCGGCCCTGCACCCGCCGATGCCGTCTGGACCTCGCGGCATCGGCGCGGACCACCGGGAGCCCCCGGCGCTCTGGTCAGCGCCTCCCGGTGAAGGGGCGTCGTAGGGCTGGGACCTCAGCCCTACGACGCCCGCCCCACACCCTGACCCTGTCCGACGGGAACCCTTCGTGAACGCGACACTTCCACCTCGCCACCGCGACCACTGCTATGACGACCCCAAGCCGCCGCTCGGCGGGGAGCTGGTCCTCACCGGCCCGTCGCACTTCGCCGACGCCCCCCGCACGGACGCCCTGGCGCGTGCCTGCGTCTGGAGGCACGCCGTCGGCGACAGCCCCGAGGCCGAGCAGGACGACGGCCTGGAGCTCCTGGATGCCCTCGGCCTCCTCGGCGAACCGGCCGCACCGGAGCCCCGATGAACGCCGATGAGGAAGAGGTCCCGGACCCGATCGACCCGGACCTGCCCGAACACCTGCAGGCGATCCTCCGGTGGCGCTGGCTGGACCTCATCGACCGCATGAAGATCCCGCCCCACCGCAAGGCCGTCGCCAAGGCACTGGCCCGCTTCGGCGACGCTGATGGGTCCAACGTGTTCCCCGGCGCACAGAAGATCGCCGATATCGCGAACTGCGACGACAAGACGGCCCGCGGACACATCAAGGCACTCGTCGCCGCCGGGATGCTGGCCGTCAAGCGGCGTGGCGGCGGCCGCGGCGGCGCGACCCACGTCTACCGGCTCACCCGGCCGACAGACCTCACCTCGCTGCCCCTGTGGCTGGATCCGGACTTCAACCGGATCCCCGACGGCGCCGCGTTCGTGCCCGTAGCCGCCGAAGAACACCGGGCGCCAGCGCCCAGTGAAGCCACCGAATACCGGGCGCCAGCACCCGGCGAATATCCGTTCGATGACACGGAATACCGGGCGTCAGCGCCCAGTGAAACGCCTGTGGATAACCCGGCCGACCGAGAAACACCGGGCGTTCGGAGCAGAAACACCGGTAATTCGGCGCCGAAACACCGGGCGCCACGCCAGCCGACCATCTTCATTACCCCACCAAAGACCAAAGAACCCGCGTGGTTGCTTCAGGTGAGTACCTCACTTGGCGAGTCGATCACCGCCCCGTCCCCGGACGCCTGGACACCGGAGGCCGCACCGGCGCCGCGGATCGTCCGGGGGACCGCGACGCTCCAGCCGACACCCGAAGCCGCCGCCGCATTCGCGATCTTGACCGCGCTGCCGAACGACGGCGAGTGGTTCCGCGCCGCCGCCGGCCGCGAGCTCCGCGACGAAGGCCACCCCGAACCGACAGTCCAGGCGCTCGCCATACGAGCCGCCGAGATCCTCCGCCGCACCGACCCCGAAACGAGATCCGCATGACCGATATCGGACAGCACGCCTGGAACGACGCCTTCCGCAATGCCAGCACCCCCGTCGACCGCGTGGCCGTCGTCGTCCAGGCCCTCCTCGACTACGCCGTCGACGGCTCCCACGACCTCCTCGCAGGCCTGTCGATTCCCGGCGGCCTGCAGCTCACCGTCGGCGACCTCCATGGCGTCTTGGCGACCGCGCAGAACGGGCCGCTGCCGCTGTGGGCGCGTGTTCCAGCCCTGAGTACTGCGGAGATGTGCCGTGAGGCATACGCGGCGGTCCTCGCGGCGCGTACCGATCTCCAGGACTGCGAGCGCGCCCACTTCCAGGCCACCAACGGCAGGCCCGCATGATCCCCAAGCAGCGCATGCCCGTCGACGACGACGACGATCCCGCGGCGCGCGCCGCCACCCTCGACCGCGCCATAGCCGGCGACCGCGAAGCCTTCGGCGAGATCTGGCGCACCTACAACGACCAGATCTACCGATTCGTCCGCACCCGCACCGGCAACCACGCCACCGCCGAGGAGATCACCTCCGAGACGTTCACCCGCGCACTCCGGAACATCGGCAGCTTCGTCCGCACCGGAGCCGGCATCGCCCCCTGGCTGATCACCATCGCCCGCAACCTGATCACCGACCTGTACAAGTCCAGCCGCCACCAGCGGGAAGTCACCATCGGCGGCCTCTTCGAAGCCGACCGCCACTTCCTGGCCGGAACACCCGCGCCCGGAGCCGACGCCGACGTCCTGCTGCAGGTGCTCTCCGACGACCTCCGCAAGGCCCTCGGCCGCCTCAACGACCACCAGCGGGAATGCATCATCGCCCGCTACCTGGAAGAGCTCTCCGTCGCCGAGACAGCCACCCGGATCGACCGCAAGGAAGGCGCCGTCAAGACCCTCACCGGACGCGCCCTAGCCGCCCTGGCCCGCGACCTGACCCTGATCGGAGCCGTCGCCGCATGACCACCTGGACCATCGCCCTGCCACCCGGCTACAGCCCCGACACCCGCCTCACCCTGTTCCGGTGCGGCGCCAACGCCGGCTTGCACCGCATGGTCAGAGCCCGCATCACCAAGAAGATCCGCGCCGACACCAAGACCATCGCCGCCGCCACGCCCACGATCACCGTCCCGGTGAGCATCCGCGCCGTCCAGCACCCCGCACCCGGCACCCGCACCTGCGACTCCGAGAACATCGCCCCCCTCGTCAAAGCCATGATCGACGGACTGCGCGACGCCAAAGTGCTGATCAACGACTCGCCGGCCTACGTCACCGAAGTCACCCACGCCGTCGGCGAACGCCGCCCCGGCTCCCAGCTCGTCCTCCACCTCACCGAAACCGTCGACACCGTCTGACCCGCAGAACCCTGCGACAACCAACCGAATGAGGACACATGTACGACTACATCGACGTCACCAACCAGGCCGAACTCAACGCCGCGATCGCCGCCGGCGACTATCCCCACATCACCGATAACGGCCGGTATGAGATTCCCTCGGATATCCACCGCGGCCACATCATCAAAATTTCGGGCTCCTCGACGCCGAGCATCGAGACCTGGGGCTCCTCGACGCCGCGCATCGAGACCTGGGACTCCTCGACGCCGCGCATCGTGACCAGGGGCTCCTCGACGCCGCGCATCGTGACCTGGGGCTCCTCGACGCCGAGCATCGAGACCTGGGGCTCCTCGACGCCGCGCATCGTGACCTGGGGCTCCTCGACGCCGCGCATCGAGACCTGGGACTCCTCGACGCCGAGCATCGTGACCAGGGACTCCTCGACGCCGAGCATCGTGACCTGGGACTCCTCGACGCCGAGCATCGAGACCTGGGACTCCTCGACGCCGAGCATCGAGACCTGGGGCTCCTCGACGCCGCGCATCGAGACCTGGGACTCCTCGACGCCGAGCATCGTGACCAGGGGCTCCTCGACGCCGAGCATCGAGACCTGGGGCTCCTCGACGCCGCGCATCGTGACCAGGGGCTCCTCGACGCCGCGCATCGTGACCTGGGACTCCTCGACGCCGCGCATCGAGACCAGGGACTCCTC